CCTAAGGGGACGCAATTTTACCAACTGCGCAATTGTGTGCGACGAATCACAAAACGTGACACACCGTCAAATGGAATTGTTGTTGGGTAGAATGTGCAGTGGAAGCAAGATGATTGTGGTAGGAGATACGTCTCAGATAGATTTGAAAGACAGAAAGATGAGCGGTTTTCAATTTCTGTGCACAAACTTTAAAGAAGTGCCAGGATTCGCGGTAGTGTCTTTGAAAACCAATCACAGAGACCCAATAGTAGAAGACATACTAAAAATATATAAAGAACACACAGACTAAAGATGCCAAATCCATTAATATATGACGGTACGCCAATAGCGATATCAGGAAGCACGCCTTTCGGATTCTACGATAACGATGCCCAGTTCCAATCAGACGGTCCCAAAGTAGCTACGTTTGTGGCGAGAAAGTTGGGATACGGCGTTATGGACGTAGAATTGGACGATTTAAACATATACGCTTGCTTCGAAGAAGCGGTGTCCATATACGCGGAAGAACTTTACCAATCCAAAATAAAGGACAACTACATAAGTTTAGAGGGTTCGCCTACCGCCTCCCAACTGAACAACATAGTTGTGACTCCAAATCTCCAAAACATAGTTGCGATTGCAAGCGATTACGGAGAACAGGTTGGAGTAGGAGGAAACGTAGAGTGGTACACAGGTTCTTTGGACCTTAAGAAAAAAGTTCAAGTGTACGATATGAAACAGTGGGCGGTAGAAAACGCAAATCTACAACCGGGAGATAACATCATAATAAAGAGGATATTCTACGAAGCGAACCCAGCGGTTAACCAATACTATGATCCTTACATAGGTGGATCCATAAACTACCAAGGCGCAACAGAAAACTTTGGTTGGGCGAGTTATTCCCCAGGTCTAAACTTCGTTCTATTCCCTGTCTATTGGGACATTCAACGTATCCAACAAATAGAAATGTCAAACACCGTAAGAAGATCGGCGTTTACTTTCGAATTGATCAACAACAAATTACGCATATTTCCGATACCCGAAGACGAAGAGAGAAAGCTTTTCTTTCAATACTCAAAACAGAGCGAAGCTGGCAATCCGATATCTAGTAGCTACTACAACGGTAACACTGGCCTGGTAACAAACCCTTCGAACGTGCCTTACGGATTAGTGGTATACTCCCAAATAAACTACCCAGGCAAACAGTGGATCTACGAGTACACCTTGGCGTTAGCAGCAGAACTGCTTGGATTGATAAGGGGTAAGTACACAAACGTACCGATACCAGGATCTGAAGTTACTTTGAACGCTGGCGATTTGATAGCAAAAGGACAGAACAGACAGCAAGAATTAAGAGACAAGTTGAGACAGGACTTCGACGACATGAGCAGAAAAGCACAGTTGGAGAGGAAACAGTCAGAGAACCAATCTCTCAGCGACACGTTAACAAACATACCATTAATGATTTACATAGGATAACATGGCAATATTCGGATCATCCAGAGACATAAGTACTTTCAAAGGCATATCAAGAGAGCTTTTGGAAAATGTAGTTTCACAAAACTGCGGATACTACAAAATTGTTTTAAAGGATACGGAAATAAACGTATACGGGGAAGGGATGACAAAGTATTACGTGGGTCCCGTGCTAATAAACTGTTTGATAGAAAGGGGAGATTTCACCGCTAACAAAGAAGACTTCGGTGTACAAGTAAGCAGAAACGTGCAGTTCAGGTTTTTAAAGTATCACCTGGAACAAGCAAACGTAGTACCAGAAGTTGGAGACGTCATAATGTACAACGAAGATTACTATCACGTAGGAAACGTAAACGAAAACCAATTGATCGTGGGAAAAGACAACGACTACTCTTACGAGAGCGGTTTACAAAATTTTGGAAACTCGTACTCCATACTGTTAGATACGCACTTAACAAGTCCTGACGCTCTTGGCATAACAAAAAATAGATTATAATGGCCCAACAGACTAGACCCAGAAACAGAAAAGAATTCATGACTTCTTTGAGTAAGCCTTACACCACTCAAGGGACAGATCCTACGAAAATATTTTCTGAACCGAAAAAGGCAGGCCAACCCGAAATAAACAGATCGCTACAGACTTCAATGGACAACGATTCCGATAAGGATTACTACATCGGAATAAAGGACATAGACGAAGCTGTGATGCACTATTTCAAAGACGTATTGAAACTGTACGTAATACAGAACAACGCTAGGGTAGACATACCCATACTGTACGGAACGCCAGAGAACTGGAAAAGCTTTCAAAGAGACGGTTACTACAGGGACAAAGAGGGTCGTTTGATGGCACCGCTTCTGGTTTTTAAAAAGAACAGCATAACCCAAAACAGAAACTTGGGAAACAAGTTAGACGGAAACTCTGCTCAAAACCTACAGTACTTTGAAAAGGGATACTCAAAGAGAAATTTCTACAGCAATTTTGGAGTTTTAAACAACAGAGTTCCACAGAAAGAGTACATAGCGACCGTGATTCCTGACTACGTTACTGTTGAATACTCTTGCGTGATATGGACGTACTACATGGAACAGATGGACAAAGTAATTGAAGCTTTAAACTACGCTTCAAGAGCTTATTGGGGAGACCCGAACAAATTCCAATTTTACAGTTCCATAGAGACTTTCAGCGATACAACTCAATACGAACAGGGAGAAGATAGAGCGGTTAGAACAAACTTTGATTTAACCCTAAACGGGTATTTGATACCCGATAGCCTAAACAAACAGCTATCGTTTAACGGTAAAGTGTACAGCACAAGCCAGGTGATATTCGGTTTTGAAACCACAGATTCTTCGCTAGAGAGTTACACCGTAGCTAAAAAGCCTGCAGGAAAGTCTTTGGCTTCTGTTATAGCCGCAGACTCGATAAACACAGTAATAAACCAAACCATAAACACAGTGAACCCAGAAGCGTTAACGTACATAAACACGAACAAACAAGTCACAGGAGTGTACGTAAACGATACAACAGTGCAGTTTAACAACCAGTGGTTGGTGGCTCCAACAGGGTTCCCGGCCACAGGTATCGATAACTTTACTTTCTTCTGTAACGGACAATTGATAGAAAGAACAGCAATAGTTAGTTTTACGCAAAACATAAACGGAGGCGCTCTGGTGATAAATCCAACGCTTCTCAGTTACGCTTTTGATAACACAGACGAAGTTGTGGCTATAGGAAAATTCGCATAAAATGGCAAGACTAAAATTTAAACAGATACTTTCAAACCTTCACTACGATGAAGTTAACGATCAACTGATATTGAGCGGATCAAAAGTGCCAACTGCTTTACAGAATTGGGACAACGCTTCAGGTTCTTGGGAAGACGCTCTTGGAACGTGGGACGGCAGCAGAGCGAACATACCGGACTTCGTAATATACGGATCTACGTTTGTCACATCGAGCACATACACAACCGGATCGATCACAATAAACGGAGTAGACACGTTTGGTGATAGTGGAAGCTTCGATACTGTAGATTTAGGAGAATACTAATATTTATTTACAAGATATAACACAAAAAAAATGTCATCACTTACAGGACAAAACATAAAAGACACTTACCAATCACTACTAAAAGTAGGCGATAACGGTCAAGTAACAAGCGTAGCTAAAGGAGTTACCGATGGATTAGGTAATTCAACCGGCCTATATCTCCAAAACGATGGAGTTCTATTGAGTGGATCCGTTAGCGTGTCTGGAAGTTTAAACGCGTCGGCGTCCTACGCACTCACAGCTTCATACGCATTGAACGGTGGCGGCGGAGGCGGCGGAACACCCGGTGGTTCGAATACACAGATACAGTTTAATAGTGCAAATACTTTTGCAGGAACTGGATCTTTTACTTTTAACTACACAAGTCAAAGCTTACAGCAAGGCTTAACTGTTACGGCTAAAGGACAGTATTCACACGCTGAAGGTCAGCAAACGGTAGCAGTAGGAGATTATTCACACGCAGAAGGTAATACTACAACAGCAATAGGAGGTTGGTCACACGCAGAAGGATTTGTAACAATAGCAGTAGGAGGCTATTCTCACGCAGAAGGATCCTTCACAACAGCAATAGGAATCGGTTCACACGCTGAAGGTACTAATACAACAGCAATAGGAAATGGATCACACGCTGAAGGATTTGTAACAACAGCAGCAGGATTTGCATCACACGCAGAAGGTGAGCGGACAACAGCAGTAGGTGACTACTCACACGCTATCGGTGGATACGTCGTAGCAATAGGCAACGTTTCACACGCAGAAGGAAGCAATACAACATCAGTTGGAAACAGCTCTCATGCTGAAGGTAATACTACAATAGCAGTAGGTGACTATTCACACGCAGAAGGTAGACAGACAACAGCAATAGGAGTCGGTTCACACGCAGAAGGTGGAAGTACGACAGCAATAGGAGGTGGATCCCACACAGAAGGTCAGTTTACTATAGCAATAGGAGGCTACTCGCATGCCGAAGGTGGTCTTACAATAGCAGACGCTTTATCAGGCTACTTCGGTATACAAGGCTACTCACATGCCGAAGGTTACTTAACTGTAACATCCGGATCTATAGCTCACGCTGAAGGATATCAAACAACTGCGATAGGGAATATGTCCCACGCTGAAGGCGGCCTTACAATAGCAATAGGAGACTATTCACACGCAGAAGGTCTAAGTACAACAGCAGTAGGAAATAGCTCACACGCAGAAGGTCAAAATACAACAGCAGTTGGTTTAGCATCCCACGCTGAAGGTGACCAAACAACAGCAATAGGAGGTGGATCCCACACAGAAGGTCAGTTTACTATAGCAATAGGAGGCTACTCGCATGCTGAAGGTAGTAATACAACAGCAGTTGGTTTAGCATCACACGCCGAAGGAAGCAATACAACATCAGTTGGAAACAACTCTCATGCTGAAGGTGGTCTTACAATAGCAATTGGACTTCAATCACATGCTGAAGGTCGGTTTACAACAGCAATAGGAGGCTATTCTCACGCAGAAGGTTCTAATACAACAGCAGTAGGAACCCACTCACACGCTGAAGGTAGTAATACACAAGCAATTGGTGCAGATTCACATGCAGAAGGCGGCTTTACAATAGCAGAGGCACTCACAAGCTATGGTGGTATACAAGGCTACTCACATGCTGAAGGTTACCAGACAGTGACGTCAGGCTCGATGGCTCATGCTGAAGGATATCAAACAACTGCGATAGGGAATATGTCCCACGCAGAAGGTCAAAGCACGACTGCAGTAGGACAACAATCACACGCAGAAGGATTTATAACAACAGCAATAGGAGACAGCTCACACGCAGAAGGTCAAGGTACAAGAGCGGTAGGACAACAATCACATGCAGAAGGTTCTAGTACAACAGCGGTAGGAAACAATACACACACCGAAGGTGACCAAACAACAGCAATAGGAGGTGGATCCCACACAGAAGGTCAGTTTACTATAGCAATAGGAGGCTACTCGCATGCTGAAGGTGGTCTTACAGTAGCAAATGCTGTTTCTGGTTATAATACGTTATTTGACGGATTTGGTACAATTCAAGGCTACTCACACGCTGAAGGATTCAAGACAGTAACATCAGGATCAGCAGCACACGCTGAAGGTTACCGTACAACGGCTTTAGGCAATTTATCCCACGCTGAAGGTTCACTTACGAAAGCAACAGGAGATGTTTCACACGCTGAAGGTAATAATACAACAGCTATAGGCACAGGTTCACACGCAGAAGGTCAAAGCACAACAGCGGTAGGACGAGGATCGCACGCAGAAGGAATTGGTACAATAGCAGTAGGAGACTATTCTCATGCTGAAGGTACTCAAACAACAGCAATAGGATATGTATCACACGCAGAAGGTAACAGGACGACAGCAGTAGGAGACTATTCTCATGCTGAAGGATTTGTAACGATGGCAATAGGAGGCTACTCACACACCGAAGGGTTTACTACAACAGCAATAGGAGATTGGTCACACGCAGAAGGTGTAGCAACAACAGCAGTAGGAGTTTACTCACATGCAGAAGGTGAATTTACAACAGCAATAGGAACTGGCTCACACGCAGAAGGATTTGTAACAATAGCAGTGCAACGCAATTCCCACGCTGAAGGTAGTGGTACAATAGCATTAGGAGGCTATTCTCATGCTGAAGGTTCTCAAACAACAGCAATAGGAACCCACTCACACGCTGAAGGTGAACGCACAATAGCATTAGGCCAATCATCACACGCAGAAGGTGCAAGTACAGTAGCTTCTGGCTCTTACCAACTAGCTATAGGCGGATATAACACTCAGGGAGATGATAAATCGGCTTTCATAATTGGCGCTGGAAGTATACTGACCAGAGCAGACGCTCTTAAAGTACAAGTATTTAATAGCAGTGGATTACAAAACGTAGGCACGCTTGCAACAAGCTCAGTAGTGCTACCTCAAGTATCACAATCTCTTAACTTTGCAGACGATACTGCAGCCGCAGCTGCTGGTGTTCCGCTAGGAGGATTGTATCACACAACAGGTACCATAAAGATAAGATTGACATAAACAAAAATAATTGTTATATTAATAGCTATGAAAGTTTTAGTTATATTCCCTGACAGCATTTCTACGCCTACAGGAGGCCTTGGTGTGCAATTTAAGAACATACACTCTAGGTTAAAAAACAAGATAGATTTTTACGTGGCAGGTTACCCAGACGGCCCAAACGGGGTTGATAATTACGTAGGGGTTTACCACCCTATACCGTCAATAAAACACGGATCTGTTAACACTTTGTTGGGCCACACTATATACCTGGCAGAAGCTTTAAAGTTTCCAAAACCTGATGTAGTTCACGCGTACGATTGGTCCACTTACTTTGCTGGGGTTTACTTAGCACAAATACACAACGTACCGTTGCTTTTATCAATGCAACTTTCAGCAAACGCGATGGTCTCTGCTGGAATTACAAACTGTTACGACTTCAATACAGTAGACGGTTACTGGTTGCACAAAGCTCACGTAGAGACTGAATGGTTTGGTCTGCAAAAAGCAGATAAAATTATAAACGTTTCTAAAGGGTACGCAAAGTATTTCCCTCAGTTCTCCAATAAAACTACGATCATACCAAACGGAATCGATCTAAAAGATTGGCAACCCACAGACAAAGTCAAATTACCAGGAGATAGAAAACACAAGATCGTCTACATAGGTCGTTTTTCCTTAATGAAATCAACAGACGTTTTACTTGACGCAGAAATACCAGAAGACGTAGATCTAATATTTGTTGGATCTTACAATGGAGGAGATCATGCGTGTGTATCCAAACTAGAAAAAACCATCGGAAATAAACCGGGGTTTCACTATTACGGTCCCGTGTACGAACAAGACAAAGTAAATTTACTGCATTCAGCCGACGCAGTCATAATGCCCAGCAAACACGAACCCTTCGGTATCGTAGCGTTGGAGGCCTTAGCGTCTAAAAACGTATTAATAGCTTCCAGAGTAGACGGGTTGGGGGATTTTTTGAATGACGATAATAGCATCAACTGCGGATTAACAGCAGAAGACATGTCAGCAGCTATGCACAAATTCACACAATTAAGCGATTTAGAGAGGGAAAACATGATTGAAAACGGTCTTAAGACGTGCGAACAGTACAAATGGGACGAAATAGCCGAAGAATATTACGAAGTTTATAAATCTATGCTATGAAAGTAAAAGTAAGTTACGTTACCCAAAACCCGACTACATTAGGTTCACCAACGATAGCTGTCGCAGATTCACCTTACGAAAAAATACTTGGAGATTTGACAGATCTGTCTGATAACACGTCTTACAAAATAGAGTTAAACAAACAGAACAACTTTACTTATTTTGGTCCAAAACAGTGGTTTGGTCATTGGGATGTAAAATTACACAATCCGTTTGGAAAACAGATACACTCAGAGACCTACGATGCGACTGGTAAAACTGTCTTCATCAAGATAGACGCATCAGCGCTGGGAGACAATCTGGCTTGGATAGACTACGTGGATCAGTTTAGAGTCAAACACAATTGCAACGTTGTATGTTCGACTTTTTTTAACGAACTGTTTATAGACTCGTACCCAAAGATAATGTTTGTAAAACCAAACACTAGAATAGATAATGTCTACGCGCAGTATTACGTAGGAACAAACAACCATTTAAATCGTGTGTACCAACCATCTTTGTATTTAGATAACCCTTTACAAAAGATAGCATCCGATATATTGGGATTGAAATACCGAGAGTCCGTAGCTAAGATAAAGTTACCCACTCATTTACAGAAGAAAAAACAAGTTACCATAAGCGAATACGCCTCTTTAAGAGTCAAAGAGTGGAATGTAGTGGGTGGCTGGCAGTCTATAGTAGATCTGTTTAACAGTTTAGGTTTTGAAGTGATAGTAATAAGCAAAGAATACTCTTACTTACAAAACGTAACTAACAAATCAGGAGATCTTCCATTAGAGGATAGGATTAAGGACATATACCAATCCAAGTATCACGTAGGACTGTCAAGCGGTCTATCGTGGTTAGCCACAAGCTGTTGTACGCACACATTTTTGATATCAGACTTTACTCCACCGTATCACGAAATAAAATCAAACGTAACTAGAATATACAACGAAACACACCCAAGAGACTCAATAACCTACTCAGAAGTGAAAAATCCAGTAACCATTGAGCACGTCCTAGACAAAATAAGACTAAAATTAAACAAAGACGGTTATTAATGGTATTTATTAGAGAATTATTGACACTTAAAACAAAAAATATGTGGGAAAAAATCAATAAACTATCTGTAAAAGTAGTTGTAGCTGTCATCATTGTACTAGCAAGTTTTGGTTTACTGTACTTTTTATTATTCAAACAAGTACCTGAACACAACAAACAACTTTTAGATGTAATGGTCGGTGCCACTGTTGGCAGCTCGATGACAGCTGTATTGGGATGGTTATTTACGCAATCTAAGACGGGATAGTACGCAATATTACATATTTATTATAAGCTATATAGCTGCGCCAATAAATTTAGTATATACTAATCCCCTATTGACACATGTCAAACCAATATCTTAAGCTTCGCAGAAGCACCATTCCTGGTAAAACGCCAACAACAGAATCTTTAGATTTCGGAGAAATAGCGTTAAACACGTACGATGGTTTGGCGTTCATAAAAAAGAGCGGATCAAACGGGGAAGAGATAGTTACTATAGGTGCTACATCCGCAAACCAATTCTACTACACAGGTAGCGCTCCTTCTGGTTCTTTCATATCGACAGGATCGCTTTGGATGGATTCCGACGACGGCAACCTCTACATTTACATAGACGATGGCACCAACAAACTTTGGTTGCAACCTACCGTCGAAGGCGCTCAAGGTCCACAGGGTCCACAAGG